AAGCTTTTTGAGGGGTTTGATAAGAATCTTCAGAAAAGACCTTTTACAACTGAGCAAATCGAGAAGATTGTTGATGAGGTTGAGGCGAAGATTTATCGGATTGCGAAGGATAAGGACATTAAGAGTTCAAAGATTGGGGAGCTTGTGATGAGTAAACTTCGGCAGGTTGACAAGGTTGCGTATATTCGGTTTGCTGCGGTATACCGGGACTTTGAAGATATTGAAGAGTTTAAGGATGAGATAAACAAACTCAAATAAATTTGAGTTTGTAAGGAAAAGTTTTACTTTTCCGAGGGTAGGCATTTTTTGAATGCCGGGGGTAGTCGCTTTTGGCGATGATGGTAGGAAACTTTGTTTCCGGTGGTAGGCGCTTTGCGCCGGGCTTGGTGTGGTTTGCTAAGGGATATAAAATAAATGGTAAAGAAAATTCGTAAGAGAGATGGGAGCGTTGTGTTATTCCAGAAGGATAAGATTGAGCATGCTATTTGGAGTGCGGTTAAGGCCGTTGGTGGAAAAGATAAGGAAAGGCCGGCTGTTCTTACTGACTTGATTGTTAAGAAGTTGGATATGATTAATGGGGAGCATGGGATCCCGGAGGTTGAGGAAGTTCAGGATATGACTGAGAAGATTTTGATTGAAGAGGGGCATGCGAAGGTTGCGAAGGCGTTTATTCTTTATCGGCAGAGTCATGAGGAGTTGAGGGATGTTAAGGGTTTGTTTGATACGATTGAAGTTGTTGATGATTATATTGGTTTGAATGATTGGATGGTTAAGGAGAATTCTAATATGGGTTACAGTTTGCAGGGTTTGAATAATTATATTACGACGAAGATTATTGCGAATTATTGGATGAGGAGAGTTTACCCGGAGGCGATTCGTAAAGTTCATGAGTCTAATGATTTGCATATCCATGATGTTGATTCTCTTGGGGCGTATTGTGTTGGTTGGGATTTGAAGGATTTGTTGACGGTTGGGTTTAAAGGTGTTAAGGGTAAGGTTGAGTCGAAGCCGCCGAAACATTTGAGAACAGCGTTGGGGCAGATGGTTAATTTCTTTTATACGTTGCAGGGCGAGACTGCGGGGGCTCAGGCGTTTTCGAATTTTGATACTTTGCTTGCGCCGTTTGTGAGGTATGACAAGATGGATTACAAGCAGGTTAAGCAGAGCATGCAGGAATTTGTTTTTAATTTGGCTGTGCCGACGAGGGTTGGATTTCAATGTATGTCTGAAGATACTGAAATTTTGACTCCGAGTGGTTGGGTTGGCTATGATGGGTTGAAGAAGGGAGACATGATTAAGACGTTTAATGTTGCTAAAGGGGAGATTGAGGATAAGCCGGTTAAAAAAATGTTTTCTCGTCAATATAAGGGTGTGATGTATAATTTGAAGAATAGAATTCAGGACCAATTGATTTCTCCGGGGCACAGGGTTGTTCGAAAGAAGTTTGGTGGTGAAAATTATTATTTAGAGGAGGTTGAAGAAACCATGAAAAGAAAGTCCCCGTTTATTGTTCCTATTGCTGGAAAGAATTTGAAAAGTGATGTGAAGATTGCTGATGAGGAGATTAAGCTTTTGGCATGGGTGATTGCCGAGGGCACTATTGAGAATTCAAATCAAAAGCATAGGCATTGTAAGCGGGTAACGATTTATCAATCAAAGATTAAGAATCCTAGTAAATATAAAGAGATAATAAAATTGCTTGATTATTTCGAGTTGGATTATACTGTGAGAGATTCTTGTCCTGCCTTTGGGGACAGTGTTAAAATGATAAGATTGAATGCATCATCTTCTAGAAGGATTCATAAGATGTTCGGTGTAGATAATTGTGTTAGTTTTATTCCTGAGAAATTATGTAATTTGAGCAGTAGGCAGTCGAAGCTTTTTTTGGATACTTATTTGAAAGCGGACGGTTTTGAAGATTGTAAGATTGCGACTACTAGTAAGGATATTCTTGATGGTTTACAAAGAATTTGTGTTAGTGCTGAGTATGGTTTTACTGTTTTGACTAGGCAGCCTACTATCGGTACGAAGTTAATTTATGTTTTGAGATTGATTAAACACGAAGATACCTATATTCAGAAAGTTGAGAAGGTTGATTATAGTGGTGTTATTTGGTGTCCTAATACTGATAATGAGACGGTAATTGCAAGAAGAAATGGGAAAGTGTTTATTACGGGGAATACGCCGTTTACAAACATAACTATGGATTTGGATGTGCCTGATTATATGGCGAGTGAGCATGTGATTATTGGTGGGCAGCCGCAGATGGAAACGTATAAGGATTTTGAAAAGGAGATGGGGATGATTAATAAGGCGTTTGCGGAGGTTATGATTGAGGGGGATGCGACTGGGCAGGTTTTTACTTTTCCGATTCCGACTTATAATATTACGAAGGATTTTGATTTTGATAAGCCGGAATATGAATTGATTTGGGAGATGACGGCGAAGTATGGGATTCCTTATTTTTCTAATTTTGTGAATTCCGATATGAAGCCTGAGGATGCTCGGTCGATGTGTTGTCGGTTGCGTATTGATAATACTCAGTTGAAGAAGAGGGGTGGGGGTTTGTTTGGGGCTAATCCTTTGACAGGTTCTATTGGTGTTGTGACTATTAATATGGCGAGGCTTGGTTTTGTGTCTGTGAATGAGGATGATTTTTTGGGGAGGCTTGATAGATTGATGGAACTTGCGAAGGAGAGTCTTGAGATTAAGAGGAAGACGGTTGAGAATTTTACTAATATAGGACTTTATCCTTATTCTAAGTTTTATTTGAGACAGGTTCATCAGAGGTTTGGGGAATATTGGAAGAATCATTTTGCGACGATTGGGCTCTTGGGGATGAATGAGGCGATTTTGAATTTTATGCCGGGTGAGAATATTACGACAGAAAAGGGGAGAACTTTTGCTTTGAAGGTTATGGATTTTATGAGAGATAGGTTGACGGAGTATCAAGAGGAGACTGGGAATATTTATAATTTGGAGGCGACTCCGGGGGAGGGGACGACTTATAGATTTGCGAGGGCGGATAAGAAAAGGTTTGGTCGGGCTGTTGTTGCGAATGAGGATGCTTATCAGAAAGGGGCGGCGCCGTATTATACGAATTCGTCGCAGTTGCCTGTGAATTTTACTGAGGATGTTTTTGAGGCGCTTGATGTTCAGGATGAGTTGCAATGTAAATATACGGGGGGTTGTGTTGAGAAGGGGAATAAGGTTTTGACCAATAAGGGGCTTTTGAAGATTGAAGATATTGTTAGAGATTTTAAGAAATTGAGTCCTCTTAAGGTTTTGAGTTATAATAATGTTGAGGGGGTTAGTGAATGGGATGAGGTTAGTGATGCTATGAAGATTGATGTTCGGAAACATGATAAAATTAGAGTTTTAGGTGAAGGAAATTTGGATATTGTTACTTCGGATTGGCATCCGTTTTTTGTTATGGAAAATATTGAGATTAAAAATTTTTGTCCTATTTGTAATAAAAAAGTTAAAGGAATTAAGAGTTTTGCCAATCATCTTCGTCATAGTGGAAAATGTAGAGTTGAATATCAGAAGAGTAACAAGTATCGTGTTATTGAGAAGCGAGCGGATGAGTTAGAGAAGGGAGATTATATTTTACAGAATTCGTTTAATCTTTATCCGGATAAGAAGACAAAGCTCGATTCTGATTTGATGTGGTTGATAGGATTTTTTATTGGAGATGGATGTATTTCTAAGTTTGTTGATAATCGTGGTGGGAATAATATTGAGAAGCATAGTGTGAGGTTCTTTAGCAGTAGTGTTTCAGTTCTGAAAAAGGCTACTAGGATTTTATTTGAGAAATTTGGTGCAGATGTTGCCGTGATTAAGAATGATAAGAGGAGTGAGGTTTTGAGAGAGGTTGGTACTTCTAAGAAAAAAGTTTTGGATTTTTTCTTTAAGTGTGGTTTTGTTGCTGGGAAGAAGGTTTATGATGTGAAGGTGCCTGGGTTTGTCAAGGATAATTTTAATGAGAATAATGTTTTTGATTTTTTATCTGGCTTGATGGATAGCGATGGGCACATTGATAAGCGTGATGGAGCTTTGGAGTATAGCACGGTTTCTTCTGAACTTGCTGATGATTTGCTTGAAATTTTTTCTATTGCAGGGATTAATGTTGGTAAATATAATAAAACTTCTCGACGGGAAAATGAGAAAATGACTTATCGGTTGAGAATTCCTCAGTATTATCTTAGTAAGATTAAAGATAGACTTTGTGCTAATATTAATGTTTTGAATATTAAGGAGGATGTTTCTAATCGAGCAAAGAGGCATTTGCCGGTTGTTAGGGTTAATAAATGTAGTAAGGTTATGCCTAAGGATAATATGTTTTATGATTTAACGGTTAAGAATAATCATAATTATTTGGCTGGAAAAGATTGTTTGGTTTTTGTTCATAATACCGTTTTCCATACTTTTGTTGGGGAGAAAATGACTATTGATGCTGTTAAGAAAATGGTTAAGAAAATTAGTGGTAATTATCATTTGCCGTATTTTACTATTTCGCCTACTTTTTCTATTTGTCCGATTCATGGGTATTTGGCGGGAGAGCATGAGTATTGTCCGAAGTGTGATTTGGAGATTGCCGAGGCTGAGGCTGAGTCTTCTTCTGTTGATGAGGATATTTTGACGGATGTTAGTGATGAGGAAGTTGCTATTGGGGAAGATGTTGTTGAGAAGCCGAAGGTTATTGCTCCGATGATTACTGTTGATGGGGATGTTGTTACGGTTGTCGAGGGGTCTGGTTCTAAATTAAATATTGGGGGTGATACCAATGGCGAGAACTAAGTGTGAAGTCTGGAGTCGGGTTGTAGGATATTTGAGGCCTACTGCGCGATGGAACGAAGGCAAATTGGCCGAGTTTGGCGATAGGACAAATTTTCGTTCTGATTAATTCTTATTTATAATAAGATTTTTAATTGAAAGATTTCATGGTAAATGAGAATTGTTTTGTTTTTGTTGGAGGTTTATTTTTATTATGAAGATATCAGGATTACAAAAAGTTAGTACGATTGATTACCCGGGGGAGATTGCGTGTACGATTTTTTTATATGGATGTAATTTCCGTTGTGGATTTTGTTATAATCCAGCGCTTGTCATCGGAGATGACGGCGGGGCAATGGGCAATGGGCAATTGGCGATGGGTGAGTTTAGTGAGGGAGACATTCTGGATTTTTTAGAGAAGAGGGTTGGGAAGTTGGATGCGGTTTGTATCACGGGGGGTGAGCCGTTGATGAGTTTGGATTTTGATTTTGTTAGGAAGATTAAGGATTTGGGGTATAAGGTTAAGGTAGATACGAATGGTTCTTTCCCGGATAGGTTAAAGGAGATGATTGATTTAAATTTAGTTGATTATGTTGCGATGGATATTAAGGGGGCGAGGGATATTTATTCTAAAGTTGCTGGGGTTAATGTTGATGTGAAGAAGATTGAAGAGTCTATAAAAATTATAAATGATTTTGATGGGGGTTCCGGTAGGGGGGAGTTTAGGACGACGATTGTTGGGAGGTTTCATTCTAAGGAAAATGTTGTTGAGATGGCGAAGTGGTTGAATGAAGTTTGTGGGGGGAAGCCGAAGAGGTTTTTTTTGCAGGGGTTTAAGGTGAATAAGGAAGGGATGATTGATTCTTCGTTTAATTCGGAAGTTGATGTGTCGGAAGGGATTTTGGGGGAGTTGAAAGGTTTGGTTGAGGGTTATTTTTTGGAAGTTGGGGTTCGGGTTTGATTGGGGTTTCCACCGCCCTAAGGAAAAATCTAAAAATGGCCAATTCTTATGAAAATTATGGCAGTCACGTTATTCCAAGTTGATAAATCTGGGAGTGATGTTTTTGAGAAAGATTATTCTCTTGTTTTGGTGTTGAACAAGAAAGATGTTTATGGAGTTAATATCCCTCAGAATATAAAAGATGGTCTTGTATACTTGTTTAAGAGTGGCGGGTTAAATATAAATCATCATTCTGGGAAACAGAAGAAGAATAGATTTAGAATTAGGTTTCATACTTCGGTTATAATTAAATTAATTGAAAAAGCGATTTATGATTTGGGTTTTGTTGATTCTATTAGTATAGAACTTTGTAATGATATCGATGGACATTTCAATGAGATTAAGGATATGATTTTTAAGAATATTTCTAAGCTAGTTCCTTCTTTGAAGTTGGAAGATATTGTTCAGACGAAATTTCAGAAGCCTTCTTTGATTGATGATGCGGGAAGATCTTTTAGGAATAAGGATAAAGAAAGGCTAAGGGACTGTACTAAAATTAATTTAAACCTTGATGAGTTAATAAGGATAGTAAAAAAATAAGTAGCAGTAACCAGAGCTCTAAGAGCCGTAACGAACCTTGTACCGCGATAAATCGCGAAACGCCGAACCGCATTACTGCATAAAGTAAAGAGAACACACACATTTATAAAATTATCTATTAAGGGGTGGAGCAAGGCGATAATTCATCAAGCCTTGGAGCATCCCATAGGGATGCGATGTGTGGGAGTGGGGCGTTAGCCCGAACGAGGTGGGTTTGGGGTTGTTTGGGGTTGGGATTGGATATACGGTATAGATAATTTTTTATAGGGGGTTTTCGGGAGTAATTTATGAAGAAAGAAGTTTCTGGGAATGTTAATGTCGGCGAGAGATATAGGCATTTTAAGGGTGGCGAGTATGAGGTTGTTTCGGTGGCGAAGGATAGTGATGATTTGAAAAAGATTGTTGTTTATCGGGCGCTTTATGGCGAAGGGGAAACTTGGGTTAGGTCTTTTAGTGAATTTGTTGGATATAAAGAAATTGATGGGGAAAATATTAAAAGGTTTGAGAAAATTGGTGAAGGTATGGTTGGGATTAATGTGAAAGTAAAAAAGTTGAATTCGGATGCGGTTGTTCCGGAGTATGTTCATTTGGGTGATGCTGGGATGGATGTTGTTGCTGTGAGTAAGAGGGTCACGGATAAATTTGTTGAGTATGGGACGGGGCTTGCTTTTGAGGTTCCTGCTGGACATGTTATGTTAGTTTTTCCGCGGAGTAGTATTTCGAAGAAGGATTTGGTTTTGGCGAATTCGGTTGGGGTTTTGGATTCGGGGTATCGTGGGGAATTGCTTGTTCGGTTTAAGTCTATGGGGTATGAGCATTACGAA